CAACCAGAAATCCCAAGGCTTGGCAGCCGTCGGCTCGAAGGTGGCACTAATGTTCGCGGCACAGGCCCGACTGGTAACACTAGAGGAGCCTCAGGGCAGCAGTCTTATGCATTTAATGGCCCTGTTAACACTGTGGGCACAGGCACAACTATTCCTGTGATCTATGGACGTGTAATTACTGGCGGTCATCTGCTTGCTCTTGACGTTGATATTAGAGACGACTCTGATCCAATAAAACAAACGCTTGGTGTGTTTAATCGTGACCTAATAAAAGTCAATGGAGAAGTGATAAGTGATAGTGTCGCGAAAGCGGGCGATCTTCTTACGCGCAAATACGCAAATGACAAGGTCTTTGAAAGCAAGAAAAAAGTTCGCCAGCTTATTAATCAAACAATTTCAAATCCTGATGGCACTGGCCTTAATGGGCTTGTCAAAAAAGAGTCAAGCCGCCTTAAGGTAAACGACAATAATTTAGAGTATGACACCGAGCGATTGCGAGGTCACAGGCCATCAAGACAGAAGGTTGATGTAATTTTTAAAATAGAAAAAAACTTTTTTGACTACGTAGGCGATGAAGGCTCTGCCAAGATTGATGGTTTTGTGACTTATAGAATTAACCTAAGGCTGAAGGGAGCTGGTGATGTTGTTGTATCTACAGCTGGTGCAACGCTTCAGGGCAAATTCGAGGCCAGCAAGAAAAATCCTTTCGTTTATGGTCATCGCCTTGAGGTGCCAAGAACTGCGCAAGCCAGCCATATAAAGCTTGAGTTTGAAATTTTGGATGCTAGTGTAGACAACAAAACCACTTTTACGGTGTATGGGATTGGGATTGCACTGCTGGACGGTAACTAACAATGTCACTGCACTCTAAGACTTCAATCACAACAATTGATCTTATTTGCGAAGGCCCCATCGAGGGCGTGCAAAGCAGGAACGGTGTCTTTCTTGACGAGACACCTATAACTGACAAGGAAGTCCTTAGGGAAAGCGTTAGCCATACACAAGGGTTTTTAAATCAAGAAAGACTTAGTGAGCAAAAGACAGTTGTTATACCGCAAGGCGTAGGGGAGCAAGTTGGAAAGAACTACACAGAGAAATTA